CCAGGATCTAATACAATTTATTCTACAGGTACTGTAAATACTTTAAATGCTTATGAATTAAGTGCTTATGTTGATGGAGGTATACCAATAATTGGAGTTTATCAGGTTAGTGGAACTTATGATTCTTACAAAGGAAATATTAATTATAATTCAGCAATATCTTTAAATCATAATGGAACTATTAATACATCTCTAGATTTAACAGGAGGTTTTACAAAAATAGGAGCAATTGCAAGAATGACATCTTCTATTAAAATGGGTGATTTATATTTATTTGCTGGAGACTTTGATGCATATAAAGGTTTACCGGTAGATGATGATATTATTGCATTGAATGAAGATGGTAGTATTAATGTAACATTTCAAGGAAACTTTAATCCTATAGATAATAACATTACATTAATTAAAATATCAGAAACTAAATTTTATGCATGGGAATATAGACTTATTACATCTGCGAATCCACGTACAATTAAAAAATATAATATAAATGGTACATTATTATCTGAAAGCTTAGAAGTTAATGGTGGATTTAATTCTGTCTTATTATATAATGGCATGTTATATGTTGCTTCTAACAGTAATATGTACGGAGGTGCAATCATACCTCCAGCTGTATCAATACCTAGTATATTTAGATTAGATGCAAACTTTGGATTAGATGGAACCTTTAATACAGGTAATGCTGGATTTAATGTTACACCAGAAGGTAACCTTGCAATTGCTATTGCAGATGATACAATCTATTGTATTGGTAAGTTTACGACTTATAATGGTGACCCTGTTGCAGGACATATAGTTGCTCTTAATATGGACGGAAGTTTAAAAGGTTATTTCAATGTAGGAACGGGATTTAATACTATTGGATTAGGATTAAGTTCAATTCTTGCGCAGGAGACAAGTATATGGGTTGGTGGTAGCTTTACTGAATATAATGGTATTCCTTCAGAATACCTAATTAAACTAAATGCAGATGGAACTAAAGATAATACCTTTGATGTAACAACTACATTTAGTATGATTGGTGAAAGCTCTCCAATAATATATTGTCTTAGAATGGATGACACCCATATATTAGTAGGTGGAAAGTTCGATTTATATAAAGCTGCTCAAACAAATGGTTTAGTTAGAATACATAAAGATACAGCAGTAAGAGATGTTGTATTTAATATAGGTACTGGATTTGATACAGTTGTTGAACCATTCCCTGGATATCGAGTATGGGATATTAACCCTACATTAGCAGTACCTCAACCTATTGTAACTTATGAAATTTTAACTTACAGCTCTATTAATAGTGCATGTGACTCTTATTGTGGAATTCCTGATGTCACTATATATGGAAATGGTTCTACATTAATAACATCCACTATATTATATTCTGATATTACAGGGTTGGCCCCTGTTAATCAGGGTTGGTATTCTGATGGAGTTACTATTGCTTATGTACTTACAAATAGCGGAGTGATTACAGACGTCCCAAGTGCCTCAGGTTGCAATTGTATTCCATTACATGGGTTTAAACTTAGATATGATATAGATAAATGTTTATCTTGTAATGCACCAATTTTAGCTACATGGTTAAATAATGCAGTATTTTTATCAGCAACTATAGCGTATTCAAATTCTATAGGTACAGTATTTGCAACAGCCGGTTTTTATTCATATAATAGTGGTGATATTATTGAAGTAGGATCAAATGGTGTAATTATATCTCAAGATAATTGTTTTAATTGTATTTTTCCTTTGGTTTGTGAATCATATCAAATTTTGAATACAGGTACAGAGATACTTAATTACAATTATATTGGTTGTGATGATTTACCATATTTTGGAACGATAAAGCCGGGCCGAACTATTATAACCGCATGTACTGATATCGTAAACTTTAATACTACCGGTAGTACCTGGTCGTACTTAAGTATATCAATATGTTAAAAATCAACATAATAGAATTGTTCAAAATATTAAAATATTATATTTAAAAATATGGCAGCATCAACAGAAATAGGTTTTAGTATTAAAGTCGACGGAATTGACAGAACAGTCAAGTCATTAGGTGAGTTGAACTCCGCCATAAAGGATTTAACAAAAGAAGCTACTGAAGCTGATTATGGTTCAAAATCCTTTGATGATATAACAGAAAGAATTCAAACAGCAAAAGCTGCTGTTAAAGAATTTAAGAATGATACCAGAACCAAGGAAGTAAAGGATCAGTTCTCCGACCTTGCAGGCGGAGTAACATCTTCTTTTAGTGTTGCTGAAGGTGCATTAAAATCATTTGGGGTAGAAACAAAAGCTATGGCAGGTGTTACTACTGGAGCAAATGCTGCTATTAGTGCAGTTTTACAATTTCGACAATTACAAGAATTAAAGGTTAGTTCTGCAGTTGCATTAAGAACAGTAGCTGAAAGAGCTGCTGCAGCTGGTACTGTAATTTTAAATACAGTTAATAAAGCATTAAATATAACATTAACTTTAAACCCTATTGGGCTTATTGTAGTTGCACTTGGACTATTAATTATTGGAATATTAGCAGTTGTAGGACCTATTAAAAAATTCATATCTACGTTTGAAGTACTTAATGTTGCATTAGAAAAATCAATTAATTTATTTAGAAATGTTGCTTCATTTTTAACAGGTGGGCTAATCGATGATGCGAGTACTTCAAAGACTAGAAGCAACGCAGATTCTGTTATAAAATCTTTAGACGATGTATCAAGTGCTTCTAATCAATCAATAGATACAGAAAAACGTAAATTAGCAGTAATGGAAGCTTCAGGCGCTTCTGCTGAAGCTTTATTAGCACAAAAAAAGAAGATTAATTTAGAAGAAGTTACTTCACGAACCGCAGCTGTAAATGCGTTATTAAAACTTCAAGAAATAGATGGTGAATTAGATGATGATAAGAAAAAGAAGTTAGCAGAATTACAAGGCCAAATTCTAGAATTAAACAATGCTGCATTAATAGATCAAACAACATATGATAAAAAGGTTAAAGATGAAGCAGCAGCTACAAATAAAACAATTTTAGATAAAGCTAAGGCACATAAAGATGCAATGCTTAGTTTAATTGTTACTTCTGTTAATAAAGAAAAAGAGTTAAAGCAACAGATTGAATTAGAGTCTATTAAAGATGAACAAGAACGCGCTAGAAAAGAGTTAGAATTCGAACAAGAAACTGCTAAAGCAGAATTACAAATACAAATTGATAAATTTGCCAATAAAAAGAAATTAACAACTGAAGAATCTGCTTATTTGCAATCTCTTAGGGCTATAGACATTGCATTAACTCAACAACAGGGTTTAGCTACTCAAAATCTATTAGACGATCAATCTAAAGAAAGAAAAGATAAAGAAGCTACATTCCAAACAGAATTAAACGATCTTAAATCTGAATTTGCTTTAATGTCTATTGAAAATCTTAGAGAAAGAGCAAGAGCAGAGCTAGAAGTAGAATTTGAGAAACAAATTGCTGAAATTAATGCAAGTGAATTAACAGAAATTCAAAAAGGTGAAAAAGTAGCAGTAGTTAGATCTATTAATGCTATACAAAAAAAAGAACAAGAAGCAGGTTTTAAACAAGATGATTTAAACAATCAATTTAGCTTTAATACTGCAGCATCACAAGATGAAACATTAACATGGGCTGAACGTATACAAAGAGTAAAAGATAATCAAGCTATTTTATCTCAAATGGTCTTTGCTTCAGAAGAAGAAAGAGCAGATGCTTATAAAGGTCAAAAGAAAGCTGAAGTTGATATTGATACCGCTGCCTCTGCTGCTAAAATGCAAAATGCAGAAAAAATTTCTAATTTATTAGGTGGTCTTTCAGCACTTGCAGGTAAAGAAACAGTAGCAGGTAAAGCATTAGCAATTGCTCAAACTAGTATAGATACATATGTTTCTGCACAAGCGGCCTATAAATCATTAGTAGGTATACCTATAGTTGGACCAGCATTAGCCACCGTCGCTGCTGGTGTTGCAATAGCTGGTGATTTAATGAATATTAAGAAAATCGTATCAGTAAAAGTTCCTGGAGTTAGTGGTGGAGGTGGAGGTGGCAATACAGCACCACCAACCCCCGTATCAAGTAAGTTTGCACGTGGTGGTTTCGTAGCAGGTATGGGTACTTCAGTGTCTGATTCTATTCCCGCAATGTTATCAAACGGAGAATCAGTTATTAATGCAAATTCAACCTCTATGTTTGGTGGATTACTTAATCAAATAAATCAATCAGGGGGTGGAGCACCTATAAATACTCCAAACAATAATATGAACAATACTCCACCAATATTTAAAACATATGTAGTTGCTTCTGATATGACGAATCAACAAGAAGCTAATAAACGAATAAGAGACATCTCAAAAATATAAAATGAAATACTTAATGGAACAATATAATTTTATGATAACTGCTATATTCGGTAGCGTGCAACGTATAGTATCTATAATACTTGCATTTTTAGTACCAATTACAGGAATACTTTTTACTGTTATAGTTTGTATAGTAGCTGATACAATAATGGGTATATGGAGATCTAAAAAACTAAAAGAAAAAATAACATCACATAAATTAAGTCGTGTAATATCGAAGATGTTTTTATACAATGGAACCATCATCTTATTTTATATTATTGATTTTTATATCTTTAATGAAATTATGATAACTTTCTTTTCTGTACCATTACTCATGACTAAAGTAGTTGCATTAACATTAGCATCAATTGAAATTTATTCCATAGATGAAAATTGGAGAGATGTTAAAGGTAAAGGCTTATTTGATGCCTTTAAATCTTTAGTTTTACGTGTGAAAAATATTAAAGACGAAACTGATAAATTAACAAAATAAATACACTATGGAATTTAAGAAACTTATAATAGATTTAGGAATAGTTTTTGATGATATATTGAGCGGTATATCTGCGGTATCACTAGTTGAATCGCCTGCAATAGAACTTGACTTCAGATATTTTAATAAAGAAACATTTGATATTGATGTTACGGCACTAGAACCTTATGCTGACTCAGGAGTGCATAAGAGACGTATAGAAGACGTTTATTCATCTGATATGATTGAAACTATACTTAAATTAGCAGATGTGCTAGGCATCTCTGATGATGCCGTGGAGCTACGTACTGAAAAGTTTGCAACTACTGATATAGTAAAAAGAATTTATAAGTATACAAGTTCAAATGTTGCTAGTGATTCAAGAGATTTCTGTAGAGGTATGTCAAAGAGATACTTTTCAAGAGAAGATATTGATGCGATGGACGGAATGAATTCAGAGTTTGGTGCAGGAATTGGTGGTGGAACCTATTCTATCTTTAAGTTTAAGGGCGGCGTTTCATGCCAACATTACTGGCAAGCTTACGATTCTATAAAAGTTGGGAATAAAACACAGATTTTCCAAGTTGCACCAGAATCAAGAGATGAAATTATAGCTGCTACAGCACCTCGAGCAACTCAAGGACGTGGCTACGTAAAAAGACCACAAAGAAACTTACCACCTTTAAGCGGCCATCGAGCTTTTTCTAAGATGTATTTCTCTAATGATGAACAAAGGATTTGTGTCGGTCCAGTACTTATACCTGATATGGAAATCATTAGAAAGGATGAAAAAACCGGTAAAGAATACTATGTTAAGTTCAGTGCAGAATCGATTGCAGAAATCGCACAGAAGTTCATGAAGAAACGATTAACTGATCAAACTAATGTAGATCACAATGAGAATAAACCTGCTGATTCATATATTTATGAGGTTTGGATTACAGAAAATATGGAAGACAAGGCGAACTCAGTATATAACTACAACGTACCAATAGGTACAATGATGGTGAAAATGAAAATCGACGATAAAGAAACATGGGCTAAAGTGAAAAGTGGCGAGTTGAGAGGTTTTTCATGTGAAGGTAACTTTGCCGATATGGATGAGATTGAGTCAAGGAGACAATATGAGAGGATTGTTAATATTTTAAAATAATATACAAAGATATGACAACTCACAATATCTTTATATTTAAACATATAACACCAATAAACAAAACTATAATAATATGAATTATAAACTTAAATTAAATGCTGTAAGAGAAATCTTAGGTCTTGCAGTAAAATTAGAAAGTGCTAAAACAAACGAAGGTGTCGTTTTAGAATTTGAAAAACTTGAAATTGGAATCCCAGTTTTTGTAGTATCAGAAGATGGAACTCAAGTTCCAGCAACTGGCGATGTTACTCTTGAAGATGGCACAATACTAAAATTAGACGAAGCTGGCTTAATTACTGAAATAGTTGCCGTAGAAGAAGTAGCAGATATAGAAGTTATTGCAGAAGAAGTTGTGGAAGAACCTAAAGAAGAAGAAGATGTTAGAATGAATGACAAGTTCACAGCAATATTCGAAGCTATAGAAGAAGTTGCGGAAGAAGTAGCAACTATAAAAGAAGAAATGGCTGCATATAAAACTAAAATGGACAAATTTTCAAAAGCTCCAGGTAGTGCTGCAATTACAAACATAATTAATCCTAAAGAAGTTGAAGTTATGGATGCTTTTGAGTTTAAACTTAAAGCTATTAAAAACGCAATGAAAAACTAAATATAAATAAAAATTAATAAAACAAATAACAAATTATGGCATACGATTTATCAGGTTTATCAGCATACGTAGACCAAACCTCACAAACTGACTTAATAACTAAAGCGTTATTAAAATCACAAACTGTAAATAACTTAAGCGTAAAAGTAGGTTTAGTTTCAGGAACAGTAAACTTAAACATCTTAGATGGTGTTGCTGACATATTAGATGCATCATGCGGATTTGGTGCAGGCCAAACCGGTTTAAACTCTACTATCTTTACTCAATTACCTATCGTTGTAGGTGCAAAAATGATGAAAGAGCAACTTTGTCCTGATGTACTTTATGACACTTGGTTGAGTTCTCAACTATCTGCTGATGCATCACACGAAACAGTCCCATTTGAACAAGCTATCGCAGATTTTAAAATTAGAGAAATCAACAAATATGTTGAAACTACTTTATGGGCTGGAGACGGTGCAGACCTTGATGGTTTGTTATTCCAAACTGCAGTTGCTCAAGGTGCTGTAGATGCTACTGCATTTCAACCTGCTTGGAACGCAGGTAACGCTGTTGCTAATATGTGGGAATTAATTGATTTAATACCATCCGCTCTTAAACAAGAAGATGATATTGTCGCTTATGTTTCTTATGCTACTTATTCTAAGTTAGTACAAGGATTAATAGCAACAGGTAATTCTATATTACTTCAATATCCTAACATTCAAAATGTAACGGGTGTTGCTGAAACAAGCTTCATTTTCCCTGGAACAAACGTTAAAGTATTCGCTGCACCAGGAATAATTGATCCATCAGGAGATAGCGCTGTTGTTGTTGGACCTAAAAAATACATGTTTTTCGGAACAGGTATAATAGATAATAAAGATCAATTCAAATTTTACTACGATCCTTCAAATGACGTAATAAACTTTATGTCTAAATTCAAAATTGGAACGGCGGCTTACGCAAGTCAATTTGTTTCAACCATATAATATTAATTAAAAATAAAAATAAA